AAACCGATTCGCAACGCAGGCGGAGCGCGCATCTGGCGCGCTCCGCCTTTTTTTAACTTTTTCACTGACCATGGCTCACCGTTCCGACGTCGCGCCTCGTCCGCGCGTAGGGGTGAAATATTTCACCCTTATGCGCATTCGCGGATTCGGGCACACTTCCGCGCGATGGACGCGACGCACTTCAAGACCACGGAGCTTATCGAACGGGGCGGCCCGCTCGCGGTCCACGGCACCGCGATCGAGGACGCCGATCTTTCCTCCAGCGCGCCGCCGCAGTGGGTGATGCTGATCCCGGCGGGCGAGTTCAGCGGACGCGACGGCCGCGGACCGTTCCGGCTGGCCAACCCAGCGCGCGTGATCGCGGCGACTGAGGCGCTCGGCCTCACGGCCGGCGTACCGATCGACTACGACCATGCGACCGATTTCGCCGCGCCCAAGGGCCGTCCCGCTCCCGCCGCCGGATGGATCCGCGAGCTCGCGGAGCGCGACGGCGCGCTGTGGGGCCGCGTGGAATGGACTCCACACGGCGCGAAGGCGATCACCTCGCGCGAGTACCGCTACATCTCGCCGGTCTTCCAGTACTCGCCTGACGGCGCGGTCACGCGGCTCCTGCGTGCGGGACTCACCAACAATCCGAATCTCTATCTGACCGCGATCTCGGCGCGTGCGGTGGCTGGAATGGTTGCGCCTGACGCGGGCGTTCAGCACGAACCTCCGGCCCGCACCGCAGCCGGCGCCGAACTCGGCCAAGGGGGCGAAGCGATGGACACGCTGCTGCAACAGTTGTGCGAAATGCTCGGGCTCGACGACGACGCCTCGCCCGAGGAGGTCCTCGCGGCGGTGCGCGCGATGAACGAGAGCGCCCACGGCGATGACGATGACGACGATGAAGACGGCGGGCGCGACGGCGCGCAAGACGGTGACTGCGACGACGACGACGGTGACGCCGACGCGATGCAGGCCGCTGGAGCCGGCGCCGACCCGGCGCGCTACGTGGCGGTCGCGCAGTTCCAGCGCGTGCTCGGAGAGCTCAATCAGTTGCGGGTCGAGCGCGCTCGCGAGCGCGCCGAGCGCGCGGTCGACGACGCGATCAAGGCGGGCAAGCTGATTCCAGCGCAGCGCCAGTGGGCGATCTCCTACTGCCAGGCCGACTTCAAGGGCTTCGGCGCTTTCGCCGCCCGCCAGCCCGTGGCTTTCGGCGGAGCCTTCGAGAGCGCCGCCGCGACCTTTACTCCTCCGCCACCGGCGCTCGCCACGACGGCCGCGCTGACGGCCACCGAGACCGCGATCTGTGCGCAGCTCGGCTTGAGCCCCGAGGACTATCTCGGGCGCAAGCGTTCCGGCCGAGGCGATTTTCTGCGGCTCAACCGCGGCAACGACTAGACCGGACGCGCGCGCCGCGGCCGGGCAGGCATAGGCAGGATTCAAAGAGGTGACGAAATGGCGGCTCTAACCAGCTCACGCAACACGCCCGAGATGTCCGACTTCGGGCGCACGCAGATTTACCCGGTCGAGGCCAACACCACGGTTTACCTGGGCTCGATGGTGGCGCTCAACGCCAACGGCAACGCGGTGCCCGCCTCTTCGGCCGCGGGACTGCGGATCGTCGGCCGCGCCGAGCGAACCTACCTCGGGATGCCGGGGCAGGACGCGGTCAACACGTCGTCCGCGATGATTCCCGGGACCAATCTGCCGGCCGGCGCGGCGGGCGCGATCTCGGTGATTTGCGCGCGCGGCGTTTTTCTTTACGCGATCAACGACGGATCGATCGCGCAGCCCCAGGTCGGGATGCAGTGTTTCGCGGTCGACGACAACTCGGTCTCGCTCAGCGACGGTTCGGGCGCGACCGCGGTCAGCGCGCAATCGCATGCATTTCCCGCCTCGACCAGCGCGCAGATCATCAGCGTCGGCCATGAGAACATCTCCAAGCTCGTGGTGACCTCGTCGCCCGCCGGCACCACCTACGTCGAGGGCAGCGACTACGTGGTCGACTACCAGGCCGGGCTGATCATGCTGCCGCCGAGCGGCGGCACGATCGCCGCCGCCGCCACGGTCCTGGTCTCGTACAACTGGGGCGGGCCGACGCGCAGCGCGGCCGGCACCATCGTCAACCTCGACTCCAGCGGCCAGGTCTGGATCGACTTCTGGCATCAGGCGGCAGTCGCGGTCTAGGACGACCGACCAACCCTCCAGCCGCTCGCGGCCGCGCCGCGGGCCCACACGGTAGCAACGATGGAAATCAGCGCAGCAAATCTCACCGCACTGTTCACCGGCTTCGACGTTATCTTTCAGCGCGGGTTCGAAACGCCGCCGAGCTACTACGAGCAGATCGCCTCGATCGTGCGCTCGGGCTCGCGGCAGACGACCTACCCGTGGCTCGGCCGCACCACCAAGTTCCGCGAGTGGCTCGGTAGCCGCGTGGTCCAGGCGCTCGAGGCTCACGCCTACACGATCGTCAACAAGAACTTCGAGGACACCGTCGGCATCGACCGCAACGACGTCGAAGACGATACCTACGGCGTCTACGAGCCGGTCATCGAGCAGCTCGGCTGGGACACCAAAGTGCATCCCGACATGCTGCTCTTCACGACCATCAAGGCGGCCGTGAACACGCCCTCCTCCGTGCTCGGCTACGACGGCCAGCCCTTTTTCTCCGCGACTCATCCGGTGGGGACGATGGGCAATCCGCAGACCGAAGTGGCCAACCTCAACACCACCGGCAGCGGCGCCTACTGGTTCCTGGTCGACGCCTCGCGCCCGATTCGCCCGTTCATCTTCCAGCTGCGCCGCGAGTACGCAGTCACCCGGATGAACACGCTCACCGACGAGGCGGTGTTCAACCGGCGCGAATTCCGCTACGGCGTCGACGGCCGCGCCAACACCGGCGTCGGGCTGTGGCAGCTCTGTTACGCGAGCAATACCGACCTCAGCAATCCGACCAACTACGGCGCCGCGCGCGCGGCGATGCGCTCGATCAAAACCGACGGCGGACTGCCGTTCGGCGCGCTCTCGAGCCGCAAAGGCGTCTACCTGGTGGTGCCGCCGGCGCTCGAGGAAGTCGCCCGCCAGCTGCTCAACTCGGAGTTCATGGTCGGCGCCGGCGCCAGTTCCTCCGTGCCCACCACCAACATCTGGCGCAACAGCGCCGACCTGATCGTCAGCGAGTATCTCGCCTAGCCCCTCTCCTCCCGATGCGAGCCCGGGACGGAAGCCGCAAGGCTCCGTTCCGGGCCGCCCGCCCTCAGGCGAGCTAGGTAAACGACAAGGAAGTATCGGCCATGGTTTACGCGCAGCCTTCGGACATGATCGCACGCTACCCCAATCGCGATCTCGTGCAGCTGACCAACGAGGACCCGACTCAGACCGTCGTCAACCAGACCGTCTTGCAGCAGGCGCTCGCCGACGCCTCGGCCGAGATCGACGGCTACCTGGAAAGCCGCTTCACTCTGCCGCTCAGCGATCCGCCCGCCGTGCTCGCGCGGCTGACCTGCGATGTCGCGATGTACCGCTTGCAGGCGCTGCGCCCGCTGCACGATCTGGCCGAAGCGCGCAAGCGTTACGAAGACGCGGTGGCGGTCCTGGTGCGCGTCGCCGACGGCACCCTCACGCTGGGGCTTGCACCGGATAACCAGGAACCCCCCGAAGCCGCGGGCGCGGTCGTAACTGACGCAGGCGGCGATCGCTCGGGCGCGCTGCCGCAGCGCGTTTTTAGCCGCGGCACCTTGAAGGGATTCTGACGATGGGCGTAACGCTCGACAGCCCGTGGGCTGGTCAGACTTTCGCGCCGCCCACACCGCTCGACATCGCGACCCTCGAGTCGGCGATCGCGGCGCAGCTTCGTGCGCAGATAACCGCGATCGAGATCGCGCAATTTCCCGACAAGCCGGCCGCCTACCGCCTCACCCATCGTATCGGCGCGGCCCTGGTGGCCTGGCGCGGCGCGACATACGGAGCGTTGATCGACACGGCAGCGGTGGTGCAGGCGCGCCGGCTCGAATTCGAAGTCATCCTGCTGGTGCGCGACCTCGGATGGAGTTTCGGCGCCGACCCGTCGGGTCCCAACCCCGGGGCCTACGCGCTGCTCGAGGCGATCCGCGCCGCGCTGACCGGCCTGCGGCTTCCCGGATGCCGCAAGATGTTCCCACTTAGGGAACAGTTCCTGGGCCGCGACCCGCAGGGCGGCGTATGGATCTGGTCGGCGCTCTACGCGCTCGAGACGATGGCGCTGGAGGCGTCGACGCAGGACAACTTCCCGCTCTTCATCAAGGGCACCGCGTTGGAAGAGGGCGGGCAGACCGTCAGGGTAGCCGCGCAGGCCGCATACACCTTCAACTCCCAGGGCGTTATCCAGTTGCCGGTGGGTAATGTCGCTAATCTAGTGATTATTCCGGCTGGTGGTGGCAATCCCTATCTCGCCGGCACTGACTATACGCTGGACGCGGTCAACGGAATCATCACACAGGTCGCGCGCGGCGCGATCGCTCCGAATGCGACGGTAAACGTCACCTATACCTATTCCGACACCGTCACCGCGATCGCCGGCGGTTCCTCATACCCGACGGCCCCGACCAACTAGACGCAACGGAGCGGCAAACTCCCGCAGGCATTAGAAGAAGGTGAAGGAAGATGGCAGCCAGCTTTCTACATGGAATTGAAACGATCGAAACTTCCACCGGACCGGTCCCGATCACTGTCGTCAAGTCGTCGGTGATCGGCCTGGTCGGCTCCGCGCCGCTGTGGGCGGCCGTCGGCGCACCGGCGATGTGGCAGCCGAGCTGGGTGGTCGCGGCAGGCCAGCAACTGGTCGATCCCAACGGCAACATCCAGCAGTGCTCCACCGTTGGCACCACCGGCACGTCCGCACCGGCCTGGTCGACCACGCTCAACGCCACCACCGCCGACGGCACCGCGGTCTGGAAGCTGGTCACCATCGCCGGAACTCTGTTGCAAGCGCCCACGCTGGTCAATTTTACCGCCAACCCGAATATCGCCGGCTCGGCCGCCGCTTACGGACCGCTGATCCAAGGCTACACGATTCCCTACGCGCTCGCGGCCATCCAGGCCCAGGGCGCCGGCCAGGTGATCGTGGTCAACGTCTTCAATCCGTACCTCCACTACACCGCCATCACGGCCCAGGCGATGGCCTTGCCGGCGTCGGGGCCCCAAATACTCAACCTGGGGCATATGGGAGTCTGGAATGTGATAGTCAAAAACAGTGGAGGTTCGACTACCTATATAAACGGGACTGACTATTCGCTCGATCCCATTAATGGAATCGTGACGCAAAAGGCGGGCGGCGCAATCACCACTGGCGAAGCGCTCAGCGTCTCTTTCAGCTACGCCGACCCGAGCAAGGTGCAGGACAGCGACGTCGTTGGCACGGTCACCGGCACCATGTACACGGGAATTTAGGCGCTGCGCACGACCTACGGCACGATGGGGTTTTTCCCGAAGATCCTGATCGCGCCAGGCTACTCGCAGGATCCAGCGACTGCCGCCGCACTGCTCTCGACGGCGGAGACGGTCCGCGCGGTCGCCCTGATCGACGCACCACCGTCGATCTCTCCGGCCACCGCGATCGCCAACCGCGGCGTCGCGGGCAACGTGTTCGACACGAGCTCAGACCGGGCCCTGCTCTGCTATCCGCAAGAGCAATTCTCCGACCTGGGCCTCATCCCGACCGGCATCACGCTCAATTCGGCAGGCACTCCGGTGCAGAACGCAGCCAACGCTACGGCGGTCGGACCCTACTCGCAGTGGGTGGCCGGAACGATCGCGGCCAAAGACCTGGCGCAAGGTTACTGGTGGTCGCCCTCCAATACTCAGATGACCGGCCTGCTCGGTCCCGACGTCACGCTTTACGCCTCCGTGCTGGACGCGGCAAGCGACGTCAACAATCTCAACGCGCAGGGTATCGTGACCGTCTTCAACGCCTTTGGGACTGGCCTGCGGGTGTGGGGCAACCGCTCGGCCGCCTACCCCACGGTGACCACGCCCAACAACTTCATCAGCGTACGCCGCACGATGGACGTGATCGAGGAATCGGTGGAGCTCGCGATGCTCCAGTTCATCGATCAGCCGATCAGCAACGCGCTCATCTCGGCGATCCTGGCCATTGTCAACGCCTTCATCCGCAGCCTCATCGGGCGCGGCGCGCTGGTCGCCGGCTCCGCCAGCTACAATCCCGCCGAGAACCCGTCCAACCAGGTGGCCGCCGGACAACTGGTCTTCGACATCGACGTGATGCCGCCGCCGCCGGCCGAGCGTCTGACCTTCAACGTCTACATCGACTCCACGCTGCTGAGCGGACTCGGCGACACCAACGCGCTGACCGCGGTCACGCTCAACGCCTAAGGTCACACTAATCGGGGCTCCGGGCGCCGCGTGGCCCGGGCCTGACGAGGTTCATCGCAATGTCAAACCTGGCCGTAAATCGAATCACCAACGCCAACGTCTACCTCGACGGCACCGGGCTGCTGGGCCGCGCCGAGGAAATCGAGGTCGCCAAACCCAAGCACAAGATGGTCGACCACAAGGGGCTCGGCATGGCGGGCTCGGCGGAGTTCTGGGCCGGCGTCGACAAGCTCGAGGCCAAAATCAAGTGGGCGTCGATTTATCCCGAGGCCGAGACGGCGCTGAACAGCCCCTTCACAGCGCACTACTTCCAGGTGCGCAGCAATCTCGAAACCTACACCAGCCAGGGCCGCACTCAGGAACAGCCGCTAATCTACTTGATGACCGGAATATTCAAAGATGCAGGCTCGATGAACTTCAAGCTGCACGAGGGAGTGGATACCACATCGCTCATCTCAGTGTATCACTCCGAACTGTATATCGGTGGTACGCAGATCTTCCTGTTCGACGTGATGGCGAATATCTACGTGGTAAATGGCGTCGATCAGCTCAGCAACTTCCGCACCAACCTGGGCGGCTAGCGCGTCCGCCGGCTTCCTGTCCCGGAACCGGCGCTCACGAGCGGCAACTTGAACGATCAATCACGGTTCGCCGGAGATAATCCCCATGGCCGGAACACAATCGACCGAGCAGCCCGCAGCGGCGCCGCATTTGCGCAGCATCACGCTGCCCTCCGGCAAAACCGCCGCTATTCGCAGGGGCAAGGGACGCGACCTGATGCGTGCGCAACGCGCCGTCGCCGGCAATCCCGACCCGACGGCGGTGGTCTTCGCTCTGATCGCCGAGTTGGCGCAAATCGATGGCGCGCTGATCGTATATGAGGACGTGGTCGAGATGGACCTGGGCGACGTGCTGGTGCTGCAGGCCGAGGTAACCGGAGCAAATTTTCCCGAGCCGGCGCAGGACTCCCCAGCGCCGGCGGCTTCGCAGGACTCGTCCGCTTCGGCTTCGGTGTCGGGGAACTAGCGGCGATGGAGTTCGATGAGATTGATTTCTGGATGGCGGCTGTCGCTGATTACAACCGTGCGGCTGACGAAGCAATGAGTGCGCGCCGCGACAATAGGCAGTAAGCCAGTGAGTATCGCACGGGCGCTCGCAGCTATAGGGTTTGCGTGACGTGAACAGTTGTCGCCTATGATCCCGAGAGACAGTACTCGCAATATGCACCACTTGCCGGACAGCTTTAGTGCTATTCGAGAGACGGCGTCCGGCTGGATGGGTGCATATTCACGGCCTATTTGCTCCAGCATCGGTCGTGCCTTGCTTCGGTCGATCAAGGTCGCCCCGCCAGGCGAGTATCGGATGCCTGTACGCCGTCCAAATCCGCCGACCGAGGAGCTTCAGTACGCCTCCCAAAGTAGCGGGCCGACCGCGTGCGATTTGATTTTTCACCCACTCGGCATGGCGTGTTTCACTGCGATTGCGGAGTTCTTCCAGATCTTTGAGTCCCTCTGCCCGAAGGAAGATCCACCCCACCAGCTTGAGGACCGCCTTTAGCACATTCCAGATAACAACAATGACACCCGTACACAGCCCAGCGATGATGTATAGAGCGATGAGCTCTTCAAGAAAATTGGAATCTATCCGAATCGTCATAGTGTGAAATGGTATCGCCCATGATCCCGAGAGGCAATGTGTTCGACTCGCGGCGCGCGCTTGCGAGCGTTCGTAATTTTCGAAAATTTGCCAGCGGCCTTGTACACGTTGCGAGCGCGACGCGAACACTCTTTTTCGACTCACGCGAGATCCGTGCCTGGTCACTAGGCAATCAACTGCTTACAGCGTCGTCCGCCGCTGGCCCTCAGAGTTCGGCCATGACTCGTTTAGGCGCGCCTGATTCCTCGGTCGAAAGCGGAAGGAAAGATTCCAAACATAACCTTCGCCATTATGGCTTTTCCAAGCCTTCCGGCTCCGGCGTGTCTTCACTAACTTTCACAGCACTTTTGGGTGTCTTCTCGCGCGTGTTTCACTCTTTCGCCGTTCCTCGGCGGGACCGC